GTAGTACGCGAAAATCAATCCACGTTGGCCGCAATTAGAGATTTCTTGATCCGAGTTCACCGCCCAGGAGAGTAAATGGACCAGACTAAAATATGCACAGTATGCCGGCGGATTCTGCCAGTTGTGGAATTCTACCGAGATAGACGAATGTCCCTCGGCGCCCGAAGTGATTGCAAAATGTGCACGCTTCAGCGCATTGCAGACAGAGGAAAGACAGACGATGGAATACGGGCTACACGTTCCAAAAACCTCAAATCGCACTACGGGATCAGCCGTGAGAGATACGACAAACTCCTTGCTTCTCAAGGGGGGGTATGCGCCGCATGTGGAAATCCTCCGGGGGACCCTGCTGGAAAGAGGTTCCATAACCTTGAAGTTGACCACTGTCATTCTTCGCTTGAGATCCGAGCATTGCTCTGCTGGAGGTGCAACATAACCATTGGTCATTTCATGGAAAGCGTCGATGCTGTCGAGTCGGCAATCGAACATTTGGAACAGTGCTCCCACTAGATGCGTCCAACGTTGGACGGGGCGATGTCCGCCGGGCGCCGCCCCTCCATCGGGTCAGTACCGCTTCGACTTTCGGGACTTCTTCTTGCCACCACCGAGGGCTCGGGCTGGATCGTTCGGCATCTTCTTCCCGCGTTTGCCTTTCTTCATGCACTACCTCCTAAACAAGAGTTTAGCACCCGCGATCAACATGCGTCGCCCGGCCGAAAGGTGGCGCCACCACGAGTCTTGCGCCGCTCGATCTTCTCGCAGTCTCGATAGTCCTGCATCATCTTCGCCTTCATTGCGTGGCCGTCAGGACCACACAACTCGGCCCCGCCCGTGAGCGCCTTATTGGCGGCCCCTTCTTTACCTGTCCGGCCAACTCCGTGATCAATCAGCATGAAAGACCTCTCGCGATTAGAATACCACCTGCGGTAGAATAAAGGAACGGGCCACCGTGGCGTGCAACCGCCGCGACAGCCCTACCAAAAGATCTATTAAGGAGATCAGATGGCTACACTGAGTAAACCACTTCCGCCGCTCACAGCGCAAGACATTGCCCGGTTCTGGTCGAAGGTGGATCAATCTCCCGGACAAGGCCCTCAGGGAAACTGCTGGGGTTGGATGGCAGGGGTCAACAACAAAAAGAGAGCCGTATTCGCCGTCAATAACAGGATGCGCCTAGCTACTCGCATCGCGTACTTCCTGCAATACGGCGAAGACCCCCACCCCCTGATGGTCTGCCACACCTGCGACAACCCACCGTGCTGCCGTGGAGAGCATCTATTCAAAGGGACTCAAGCGAACAATCTTTCCGACATGACATCCAAAGGTCGTCGTTCGCACGGTCAATCCGCCGGATGGCTCACCAGCGAACAGGTGTATCAAATTCGTGTATTGTGGGCCACCGGGCAATATCGTCAGTGGCAATTAGCCGAGTTATTCGGATCCTCGCAGAGCCACATTTCTCAAATCACTACCGGTCAACAGAGGATCTTAGATTAGGGGTACCCCTACATTCCCCACCCAGACCCGGCTGCGGATACAGCGTGGCCCCTAAGCCAGTTATAGGAGTACGATTGGAGTTCCTCTCGGTAGTTAGAGATGTAATTCGTCCGACGACCTTGGTCTGACTGAGTGGCTATTTCCAGTAGACGGGCATACTCACCTTCCCAGTACATCGCATCTTGTGGTGAATAGTAGTCGTCCCGCGACCCCGCCGCCTTGATCACCTTCGTGCGCAGGGCATCGGCGCAGGCTCCGGCAATAATGATCTCATTGTTCAGGAATGGTGGCAGGGGATCGGTGTCGTATCGTAGGGTAGGCCACCCATCTACATAAAGGACTGCGATGGCATACTGAACTGTTTGATAAGGCCAAACGCGCCACTGGGCTACACCACCCGGCGCAGCACTCATCTTCAGCAACTCTAGAGGATTTCCCGTGGACTGATCCTGCGGGTCCAGATTGATAGCCCACGTATCATCCTTTTCAACCCCAATAGTTTGACCGGCAATTGCATCCCACGCGAACTTCACATACTTCGCCGTAGGGCTGATCTGCACGTACTCCTTCCGGATCATGTACGAGACGTTGGTCTGGGGCAAACCTCCGTAGGACATATCGAGTTGGAGCGACGTGGCTGACAAGATCGCCTGCACGGTATACGTGTACGAATCTGTAGCGAACTGCTGGCCGGCCAAGCTCGACATCTGCAAGGTGCAGTTGGTCTGGTGGGCGAACTGGCAGTAGGCCATGAAGCTCGTTGGGCCAACCGACTGGACGGTGAGAACCTCCGTGATGGAGGCATTCTCCTGGTCGATCAGGAGCAGTGACCCAGGAAAGATCTTGCCGATGAACCCGGCACCCGGCGTGATCTCCATGAACCCCGGCGAGTCCGTGATCGGATTGACACTCACCGTGTTGATGGAGTCGTTCACCGGCCACGTCGTCCCGTTCCCGGCCACCAGTGGAGATCCCGGCGTCATGGTTACCTTCCCGGCCGTAGTCGCTGCGGGGATGACCACCATCCCTCGCTTGAACACGTCTGACCACGTACGGACATCCAAAACATTCGCGATACGGCGATTGATGAAGCCTTCCGCTTGCGACGGAGGGCAGTTAGGCTTAACTTCCCTAATTCGGCCGCGACACTGCCAGAGGCTCATCGACATCGTTATACTCCGGTGCTCGCGGTAACCCCGACGCTCGCTGTCTTGTTTACCACGATCTTCTTGGAAAACTCTGGGAGGTCCCAGGTCCCAGGCTCATGCTCGTCGGACTGCTTCACGTCCTGCTTCCACAAGATCCCAAGGGGGATAGGTATGGCTGAACCGCGCGTAACGATATTGTCCTTCGCCCAGTTCGGAAATAGCGTCAGGTCCACCAAGCCGGCCTCAGCGTCGGTGATGCCCACGATCAGGGCCACCACACTGCGGCCTTCCGGCAGCGGAGTCTTGGCCTGCAAGATCTGGTCCACATCCTCCGGTGCTAAGAAGTATCGGACTATCCGGCCTTCTGTGAGTCCTTGAATCATCGTCTGCACTCCTCCCTAAGTGTACCCAAATACGACACCACCCGCGATACGCCTTCGCGTAAACTGACCTTGGGGGTAAACCCAAGGGACCGTTGCTTGGACGTGTCCCCAACCCGGCAGAATACCCCCACCGGCTTATCCGAGAGCGGACGGATCTGCGGAACGATGGCATACCCTGCTACTTCGGATGCCAACCTGATGATATCATTGAAGCTCGTGGCGACCCCAGTGGACAGATTCACGGCGGACCCGTCGTCGATCTTGTCCATCATAGTCAGCACCCCGTCGATGCAGTCTTCGATGTAGATGAAGTCCCGCATCTGTTCTCCGGTCCCCCAGACCTCAACCGGAACGGCCGGATGATCCTTATAGTCCAGCACCTTCTTACACAGAGAAGGGAAGGGGTAGGCCATGTCTTGATCCTCACCGTAGCCGGAGAACGGGCGGAAGCAGATGGACTTCAGACCGTGCTTCTCGTAGGCGAGTCTGGCCAAGTACTCCATCGTCAGTTTCGACCAGCCGTACGTGAGGTCAGGAACTCCGATTGTGCCACACCCTAGCGTGAAACTTCCGATTGTGCCACACCCTAGCGTGAAACTAATGTCACGTTCACGGAGGGGACCTTGCACGTAGGCACGTTGAAGATGTATCGGGTACGCCGCACTCGAACTGAAGATCACCGACTTCCCCGGCCGCGCTATGGCCGCCCACTGCCAGTAGGCTGCGTCGATGGACAGATCGTCGGCCACAGATAGCGGGTTGTTCTCGATCATCTCCCGTCCGCCAACGATGGCCGCAAGGTGGAAGGCGTAGTCGAAGTGGAGGTCGTAGTTGTATCGGAACCAAGAGCGGCAGTCGTTAGGATACAAGACAAATCGTGTTGGACCGTTGTTATACTTTCCAGGGTTGAACAGCGGCCACTCGAACAGAGGAAGCCCTCCGGTTCCCGGAACAATCGGGTCCACCACATGGACCTCATCGCCGCGTTCAAGCAAGGCGCGGACCAACCTTCTCCCTACAAATCCACACCCCCCGGTTATGAGGCAGCGGCTCATCGGAGGGTCACCTTCGACCCGGCGCCTAGATGCGAGTTGATCTCCTTTTGATAGGAGTCAACCTCTGCCTCCATCTGGTCCGCAATGGCCTTCTGATATTCCTCCAGGGTGAACACTCCCTTGGATATGAGGAGGTAGACCAGTGCGGCGGAATCGCTCATGGACGCATTGATACCCACACGGAGGTGCTTCGGCTCCGTCTCCTTGCCGTTGAAGTTCATCTTCATGGCCACGCCGGATTGCATCGCATGGCAGGCCGCTTGATACCGCTCGTTGTCCGTCATGATTGCTCCTTCCATTCCCAAAGTCCCAACATCCCCTTCGCCGGGATCGGTTCCGGAAGTTCCTGCGCTTCGTTGAGCACCAGACCGTACCTGCCACAGAACCAGGGTGACTCATGGCGTGTGACCACCCGATCAAGGAACGCTGTCCCAACGATGAACCCACGCGGCAGATCAGCTAATGGAGGGACATAAAAGTCAGGACCGATTACGTGATGGATCCAATCTACGGCATCGGCGTATTCCTGCTTGCCGCAACCCGCAGCCGCGTGTATCCAAAGGGAACCCCGATATCCAGACCACGGGTACATCTGATCGCGGTTCTCGATAGGTTTGCCGTGAAGTAGGCACCACGCCCACGGCTGGCGAACGCTGATCGCCTTCACGCCGTCTTCCCTCCACGCATCTCCGCGATCGTTGCCGGGTCGTCAACACGATGGCGCCCTCGATCCGGGTCCCCATCCCCGTGGTCAAGCCGGTACTCCTCGAAGCGTTCTGCCAGTGCGAGCACGTCGTTACAGTACTGCTCGTTGAAACCCAGGGCACGCGCCTTGTTGGCATATCCCCGGATTGCGGCCGGCGCCGCCGGATCCTTGGCACCGATCACGAAGTTGGGCCATTCAGGGACAGTTCCGTCGCGGCGCTTTACAAGGTACTTCCCTTCGGGTGTCGCCGGATCATTCCGCCATAACCCGGAGGGCGGCTTGGCCGGCTGGTCCGTGACCGACATAACCGCAGGGGCCTCCGCCTGAAGCGCAATCCCTCCCATGTCGATCACCGGAACCCCATCGGACCCCAGGAAGCAGTAGCCGTAGTCGGCCGCCTTGAGTTTGGCGGCGATCTCGTCGTACGCCGCTTGGCTCACTTCGAGCACAGCGAAGGTGTGAGTGTGCCTCATTCCTCCGGCCCTTCCTCAATAGGCGTCTCGTCGGTGTCCCCAACAACCCACCGGATCCCGGCCAACACCCCGGACTCGTAGCTCCTGCCTGGAGCGGCCGAACCGCCAGCCTCTTCCCACGCGGCGCCCAGGTTCAGTTGCTCGTTGATGTCTTTGTCTTTCTGGTTCACTCCGTACATGTCGGTGTTCTCCTTACAGCAGGTGTACTGGAAACTCCTTCTCGTCTTTTGGGTTTGATGCCAGTGGCGGTGGCCAGGGTTTATCGACGGGCCACTCGTGCTGGCAGGTTAACGTTGGTTGCGGCGAGAAATTACCTCGCAGGTCCGTCCACATGACTTTAGTTGTCCGGTAGGACATTCCTTCTCCTCCGTCAACATCCTGTCCCATGTGTCCTCCAGGTGAACGTCGCCTCCGGCGCCAGCATCACGGCCTTGAACCGGCGGAAGGCTTCGATCAGCCGCCCCTCTTCTTCACTTAGGGTTAGAAGTAAGGTGACCGTAGGCGCGGATGGCGTAGCGCCATAGCCGTCATAATTGTAGGGTAAGAACTCAACCTTCAGCCTGTCCCCGGCCGCAAGCACCACCACTGAAATGGGAGACTTGTGTGGCACGGCCTGTGGCTCCACCGTAGCCGGGGAGGTGTGCTTGAATCCCGTCCACCTAAACTCGTTGGGACTTGGATCTTCTGTCGGCATTGCTTCTCCTGTAGCGTCCAATGTTGGACCCGGTGGCGCTGTATCCGTCTGCCATCATTACCGGCCTGAGTTCCTCTCACCGTGCCGAACCTTTAGAGGGAGCGACCCACCCAAAGGGGGTTGGGGTCCACGTCCCGCTTGCGCGGCACGGCGGAAACTGGTCTCCGTTGCCCCACCGAATCCAAGTAAAGGGTACCAGCCCACCGTTCCGAAGTCAAGAGGAAATAAAAAGGCGCACCCCGCCCGGTCGGAACCGGAAGAGATGCGCCTCTGCGAGGATAAGGTTGCTCTGGCCTACCCGCGACTTTACCTTGGTACCAACGTGACCGTGATCGCCACGAGCGCGGTGGATTGCGCCGCACCAGCCACCTTCAGGCCCAACCGATCTCCGGCGGCCAAGAGCCGTAGCTGCCGGCCGGCCATCGTTGCTACCTGGACCGTGCGGGCCGTCGCCGCCAGATCGAAACCAGCGCTCGAATTGTCCGTCTGCACGGCAGATCCGGCGCCAGGGGCCGTTGTACCCTTGTCGATCGTGATGGCGATTTTCGATGCACCGCCCGCCGCCACATCGTGGACTTGCTGTGCTTCGACCAGTTCATAGGCCCGATCGGCAACAAAAAAGGTCTGGGCAATCTGCTGTTGAGCGTTGAGGGCAAGTTGCCATGTCTGTGCCTGCTCACCGGAGACCGGCGCGAAGGACACCATCACACAGACTCCAACCCCCGTGGTGGTGGCTGAGAACTTAACAGCCAGCCGGTCGCCGGTACCCAGTGCCAACGTGGCCGCCGTGGCTGCCAACGCTGGAGTGATCACCGTGTTGACGGCACCGTCAGCCGCCATCGCTGCGGCCAAGATAGAGGTTCCCCCACCAGCGGCGGTGGTCCCCGTATCCTTGGTTACATCGAGAGTCGCAGCGGCGACAAAGGCTGTGGCATAGCACGCCTTCACCCCGGTAACGACCATATCGCGTTGAGCGACCAAAAACGACTGCGTAGCGATATCGGCGTTGACGTTGGCGAAGTACACGGCCGTCTGACTCTGCCCCTGGGGCGTCATGTACACGCTGATCGTGACACCCGCCAAGGTAGTAAGCGTTCCGCCAAACAGCACGGCTAGCCGATCTCCGGCCGCCATCGTGAGGTTTGCAGACGTGGCGGTAAGCGTGGCGGAGAGCACCGTGTTAGCCGCCGTGTTCTTGGCGTCAAAGGTGCCGGTCTGTAGGGCCGCCCCTGTGCCGGGTGCCTGGGTGCCAGTGTCCTTCGTGATCGATGCCACCGCACCCGTAACGGTCCCGGCAGTCTTGTGAACGTACTTGATGCCGGTGATCGTGTAGGCTCGGTCAGCAATGAAGAACGTCTGCGTCCCCAGAGACGCGTTGTTCTGGAGGTCGAACGTCACAACCTTCTGCTGCGGCCCGGCTAATGTCTCCGTCCCCAACAGAATGTTGCCGTTACCGTCGAGCATCGTAGCGCCTATGGCTTGCCACACACCATCGTAGTTGCTGGCCGATGGTGCCGTGATGCACTTGTAGAACGCCGGAATCCCGGCCGCAGGCGAGGTGATCCATAGGTAATCCCCCGCCTGCCACGGCGCGATACTGGTGTTCCCAGAGGGGGGCGCATCTGCTGCCCAGATGTCGGCCCCGTTGGGCATGATGATACCGAGTGGAGATGGATAGAACATCGTTTCTCCTTACAGCGGGTTCGGGCTTACCTGGACCTGATTGGAGACCTGTCCGGTCGTCGTAATCGGGCACAGGAAGACATCGATGTTGACCACACCGGCCGTGCAGACCGAGCAGTTGGCCCCCGTGGGCGTGAAGGTCACAGTCGGCGTAACAGCCGAAAGTTTCCCCATGGCCGGCGTTGCAGTCTCCTGGAGGGTGCCATCAGCCACCGCTTGGTAGACGTCGTACGCCGACGTGAACTGCGTAGCCGACCCACCAGACGATCCCAGGCTGACTGTCATGGCCGAGATGCTCGGGCCGGCGAAGGCCACCGAGTGCTTCACCCGGACCTTCAGCACGATCGAGGCGAGCGGCCACGTTTCCGCAATTGAAGTGTTGTACGGTGGTCCGCTCAACAGGTTGAACAGGTTGAGGGTCCTGGAGATCGAGATAGGTGAACTGGTAAGACCAGACCTGGATTCCAGGCCCGAGATTGGAGGCAAGTCCTTGTTTTGTCATGACGTTATATCCTCCTTAGAATAGGGTTGAGGCGAGTTTCGCGCCGGTTCGTGGGCTGGGCACCATGATGTTTGATCCCACCAAGAATTGGCCGCTCACGTCGATCGAGTTGTTCACGCCCTTGAAGCCGGTCCAGCCGAATTGAAAAAGGTCCACTTGGCTGAAATACCACTCGATGTACGCCGTGTTCATCAGGAACATGAGGCCGATCGGGTTGCTGCCGCTGGGCAGGTACCGGTCGATCACCACGTCCGCGCTATTGAACTTGAAATTCTGGAAGCCGATGTTGGCCAGATCGTTGTCGGTATTCGAATACCGCATCGACGGCTGCGTCCCCTGCCAGATCAGGTTCCACCCGTTCTGTGTCACCGGGATGATGTCCGGGTGATCGCTTCCCCAGCACGCGTTGCCGTACGCCGTGTTGAGTTGGGCCAACGTGAACGTCGCCAACGTCGCCTGATATGCGTTCAACCCACCCACCGTCCCGTTCGGGATCCCGTTGATGTCCGACCGGGTTTGGCCACCAACCACGGGGTAATTCGTCCCGTCGTCGTACCATTCCTTGAAGCCGTTCAGGTACTTCGCCCGGCCCGTCGAACTCTGGCCGTCGTTGTACATGTTCACCGCCAACAGCTTCGCCATCTTCAAGCTGGCATTGAGGAATTTCATTTCGCATTGGTTGAAGATAGCCTCGGGGCCATCGTCATTCATGGCGTCAAATCCGAAGAGGGTGATGTTCACCCACGCGACTTTCATGTCAACGGTGATCGCGGCGTCGGTCGTAACGAAGCTGATGTCCATGGTGTCACCCTTGGACATAAAGTCTCCATTTAACTCGCCCACGATAATGGGACGTCTTACGCGGCTGTTGCCGGTAAAGGGCATCGGGTTCTGCGTTTCCAGCCGAGTGAACACCGGGCTGGAGGCATATATTACATCTGTAGTACGATCAACGATATGATCGTAAACGTATGCATCTAATTCAGTTAGGGTAAGCGCCACAGGCTACCTCCACCCTTCCCGAGTTAGTTCTTGACATAAACACGTTTTTGTCATATACTAACCTCCATGAAGAGAAAAACGCCTGCGAAACACCCAGGGGGCAGGCCCCCCACCTTTGTCCCTTGCGGCTGGTGCCACCAGGAATTTAAGACCGGCGAGATCAGGAGCCACTTTACAAAATGTCCGAAACGACCAAAGCCGGTAAACTGAACCACCGGGAGACGGTCGCTATGTGCATTTGGTGCGGCGGAAATATCTTGGCCTACCGGCTTCAGATCCACCTCTCCCGTTGCGGAGCCGCACCACGCCCTCGCATCGGAGAGAAGATTTGCAGCGGTTGCCAGCACATATTTCCAACGAACGAATTTGCGCTCGACAAGAACCGACAAGACGGGCACGGCAACTACTGCCGTACCTGTGGCAGGAAATCCGCCAACCTTAGATACGGCCGCCCCGTCAATGCTGACAAGCAATTCGACCGAGTGCTCCGGTTCCACTACAATATGACGGCCGCACAGTATTACGAGCGCCTTGCGCAGCAAGGTGGCGTATGCGCGTTGTGCGGCAAACCGCCACGCACGGACACACGCTCCAAGCGCCTTCACGTTGACCACGACCACCTGCGCGACAAACCCACGGGAGAGAAGTACATTCGCGGCCTTCTCTGCTCCGAATGCAATCACGGCATCGGCAAATTCGGGGACGACCCCGATCTTATGCTCAAGGCCGCTAACTGGGTCCGCCACCATCGCGGGCTCTTGGACTCCACGTACCAAACCGAAAAGGAATAGACGATGACTGCCCAAACGACGAACACTGACATCACCAAGCGATGGAAAGACCTGTACAGATCCCAGGGAGGCAGGTGCGCCCTCTGTAATCGAAAGGCTCGCCGCAAAGACATGTGGGAGGACTGGGACCCCGAGACCGACGAACTCCGGGGACTCATGCACAATGACTGCCGCCTGCTCATCATGAGCGTTGAGCACAACCCCACCCTTCTCGACGCAGCGAAGGCTTACCTTCTTCGCCACGGCGCCGAGATGTTGCAGGAATCCCATACGGCCTAACTGGCTACCGGCTGAATCGAGACGGAGACCGTCTGCACGGCACCCGCCTTGGTGTCCCAGGCGTCGAAAGCCATGTGGCCATTCGCACTCACCGAAACGGTCTTGGTCTGGTCGAACGTTTCAAGGCATTGCGAGATCGTAGCAGCAACGCGCCGCACTGTCTCACGCTCGCCTTCATCCGAGAGGCCAGCAGGCGGCTCCGCAAGGGGAGAGGAGAACTGCCGCGTCAACTCTGCTTGCACTTCGTCTGGAGTCCCTTTTGCGTTTACGCTCCAACTCATAAGCTCCTCCTACTGGACCGCCCCGGCTTTCTTGTCGAAGTACTCCTGGGTGGCCACACGGGCGATACCCTTGCCCAGCGGGATCTTGCTGGTGTCCAGATCGCCATCGGCCTTCTTGGGCATCCTGGCTTCGGCCCGGCGCATCAACGCTCCCTGGCGCCGGCCGCCGCCGCTGTCGCCGCCGTCCACGGGGCTCCGGTTCTTGCCGACTTCCTGGAGAGCCTTCTTGGTCCCTTCGGCCACGCCACGATCGTACTCGGCCTTCTTCTCGGCGGCCGTCTGGGCGCTGGACTTCTCGGTAAACTTGGTGGCGAAGAGGTCGTTGTACGCTTCGATAGGATCGATGTCCTGCCGAACGCCGGACTTCCTGAACCGGTCTTCAGCCATGACCTTCATGTGCTCGATGACCTTATCCATCGGGAGCACTTCGCCGAAATCCTTCTCGTGTTGGCTGACCTTCGGGGTCAAAGCGGAGAACACCTTCTCGAATCGGCTGGTCAGGCCGTTGACCTTGGAGTCCAATGTTGGACCGACCTTCTCGTTCACGAGCTTCGTCATCTGGGCATCGAGGTCGGAGTTGCGAACCAACCCGGCCGCGTCCAGGGTTTCCTTCACGATCTGCTTGATTTCGTCGGGTGTCACTTCGGCGCTCCTTCCATTTTGCAGATCGGCTACAGTGGCCGCTGCCTCGGCGAGTGCTGTTTGCAACCGCTCGTGTTCTGTTTGCCATGCCGGCCAATCGTTGGCCCGGAATTTCCGCCAGTCTTCCAGTTCCTTGACCGGCGCTTCGAAGTCGTTCTCGTAGGTGGGGTGTAGGGACTTCAATCGCTCCCGCACCGGCTTGACCTTTTCCCCAAGCTCGAAGTATTCCTTGAGCGTCGGGAACTTGGCCGCCATCTCGTTCAGCTTCACCTTGTCGTCGTCGGCTGCTAACTGCAAAAGGTTGTCAAACATAACGCTCTCCTAACTCGCGGCGTTTGGATTCGGCGGCCCTGCCGCCGGGTTGGGTGGGCCTTGCGGGGGGACGACGGGAGAACCTTGCGCCATCCCGCTCCGCTTGGCCTTCTCCTGAACAGCTTTCACGATCTCCATGGCTGGCTTGCCGATCTGTTCCAAGAGCGGCATCAGGGAGGGGTCGAACGACTGGAGGAGGTTTTTGGTTTCCCCCACCCAGGCATCGAGCTTCTGCATCTGCTGGCCGATCTGCTGAACGACCTGCATCCCCTGCTGTGGTTGGCCGACGCCCTGCGCGTTGAACACCGACTGCGCTTGCTCCGGCTGTGCCTGAGCCTGAACGTCCGGTGGCAGCGGCGGTTGACCTGGATTCGCTTGGGCGCCTGCGGCCATGGATTACTTCTTCTTCCCCTTGAAGCTCATCTGCGGCTTGGTCGGGTTCATGCCTTCCTTCTCGTACGGACTGTTGGAGGTCCGGCTGAGTGGCGCCCGCGTGCTCTCGCACTGGACTGTGCCCATCCCTGGCCGGGCGCCGAAAGCGGCCACCGGGTTCTCTGTCCGGCTGAGCTTGACCTGGGAGGAAGTGACCTGAGCATTTGGTTTGGGACCGCCGCGATCCGGCATATCTGCCGGGCCTTTCTTGAGCGGCTTGTCCGTGGAAGTGGTCTGTACAAATTTTGGAATGGCCATGGTTTCACCGACGATAGGTGCGCTTACTACCGCGCGTTCTCTTCCGCTTTCCCTTTCTCCCTGGCATACTGATTTCTCATACATTGGACCTGTTGGGCGGCTTATTTTGCGCACTTAGACACGCTACCGAGCCGCCCTAGCGGCGAGCGTGTTGAGTTACTTGCGCTTTGCGTGCCGGGCCTTTTTGCGTGCCATGATGAGAGCCTCCTTGTTTTCAGATCCTCGGGTAAACACCAGAGGTCAATTGCATATTGGCACATCTGAAACCGCGTAGGCCAACATCGAAAATGCCACAACTCTTCCATGAAAAATGCTAAGATATGCGCATGAGCAAGATAACGGAAGGGTTACCGCCGTTCGTAGACCCGGAGATTGAATACGTCGGTGTCGGAAAACTACGGCAGACCATGACCAGGGACGGGTTGGAGAGCTTGGAACGCCCACTGCTGGTGTTGGGAGCCCGTCGAACCAAGCCGATCGCCGTGATCATCAGCTACGCTCAGTTCCTCGAAATGCAGGAGGCCGTGCTATGGCGGTTCAGGGACCAGTAGGCAAAGATCGGATATACACCCCGAGCGAGTTCATGGACCTACTGGAGAAGGCGCAAGCACTGGGGTTCTCCCTGGAGAGGGGGACTATTTTGGAGAAGCTCACCGTGGGCGAACTGGACGTGCTAGTCAACCAGCGGCAGTAGCGTCCAACGTTGGACCGGCCTTATCGTAAAGAACGAGCGGAAATTTCTGCCGCTCAACGACATGGGGGAACCGAGCGCATGCGTAAGCGAACGCCTCCTGAGATTCCGGATATCCAAACCCGCGCACGTAGAATCCTGAGTTGCAGGCTCCGCGCGTATCCGCTGAGCGGTCCCACCAGCAGAAGGCATACCAGAACGCTTTCTCCCCACCGCAGGTAAAATAGACTCGGCCATCCGGAAGATCTCGGACCTTTCGGTTGCGGAGTAACGTGGCGTCCATGAGACCGTCATCCCAAGGGAGATCCGGCGGGCGGTCATCGTACAAGTGATGTCCGCTGACGTCATGGAGGAAGTGCCCAGCATAGCGCCAGCAACCAAAGTACAGGGCCAGCAACCCCAATCGCTTTCCCGCTTCAATCGATTCTTGCAAGGTGACCATTTTAGTTCAAACAGTAGTGAATGTACATCGTGTATCCGATGGGCAGGATATCCACCGGGATCACCACGTACGCGGTCATGTGGACCGACGCGTGAATGATCTCGGCGTAAAAACCAAGGAGTACCATGCGCTCAGCATAGCATCTTTTCTTCTTGAAACAGCAACCGCTTTATGTTATATTCGGTTGCATGAGCACACCGGAACACAACGCAGATCAACTGTACCACGTTTGGATAAACCGCCGTCAAGATGAGCGTCGGAAGGCTGGCGCAGAGTGGGAGGGAAGTCTCTACGAATTCAAGTCCATGCTTAACTTCCTTTCCTACGGCCATGACCAGATAAGGAAAGCAGTGGAGGGCCGGTTGCCCGCTACTCACCGGCAATGCTCACGCTGCGAGCCGGAGCCGGTCGAGAATAACCGACTGATGTGCTGCCTCGGGAAGGACGTTCTTACCTGCCCAATTCTGTGTTCGCTCAAGGCGACCATTGAAGAGGAGCGCTATCGGGTTGCCCCCTACGACGGTGAGAAGCATTACGCCAACGTGGATGATGAGCAACTGTACCGCCTGATGGCCCGTACCTGTGCGTGGCATATCTACCATGAGGAGACTGGTATCCAGGACGGCCACCACTTCCAGGTAGACACCAGCGAAGGGTACCTGCTGGACAAGACCGACCGGATCTTTTGGGATCGAGTCTACACTTCGCTTGCTGGATCCGATCCGGATGGTGCCGAGTGAAGCCGAAGAACAAAGCGGCCGTCGCCCTCGGCCGGTGCGGCGGCAAGAAGACCGCCGAACGCGGCTCTGAATACTACAAGCAGATCTCCGCCATGCGGAAGAACAAGAAGGGCGGGAGGCCGAAGAAGAATGGCTAACCACACCTACAAACAGATCTCAGCGCCCGGCCACCCGTTGATCTCCCCTACCGCTAGACAGGTCATCCATCTACACCGTGCCGTGCTGTACGACAAGATCGGTCCTGGACCTCATCCGTGCCACTGGTGCGGGGAGAGCGTTAACTGGGCGATCACTACGCTAGACACCCCAGATAGATTCAAGGGTGTCCTGGTCGTTGATCACCTGGACAACACCGACTCCAATAATGACCCGTCCAACCTTGCCCCTTCATGTCACTCGTGCAACATCCACCGCACTGGGAATGATCGATTCTCCGCAATCACCTACTTGGTGGCGTATGGATGCCGACACGCGGCTGTAGAATTAGTATGCACGATATGCGCTACCCCGTTCCTGGCAACCCATAGCCAGATTTCCAGGCACGATAACGGAGGGAAATACTGCTCACTCACCTGTCGTGACATCGGTAGATTCAGGGCGTCACGAGAACATCGGTCTTGCCTGCAATGCGGCGGCGCATTCACGTCCATAAAGAAGTTATCAAAACACAAGGAGAGCCATAAGGTCGGGGTATTCTGCTGCCGATCATGCTTCCACACGCACCGCAGGGAACACCCCGAATACCACAAGAGGACTCCCTAGAGCGGCGCCCCTTGTCTTTGCGCCCGATTCTGCCTGGGTTGCTTGCCGCCACCACCAATCCCCATCTCATGTTCTTTCTTGAGGCGCTCCATTTCGGTCTTAGCGTTAGCCGGAGCATTGATCAGTTCGTACAAACCTTCCATGCTGAGGACGCCTGCCTTATACATAGTAAACGCCTCTACTTTGGCCTGGGTCCGCGAGCTTCCGTGGCTCGATCCGGGGGCGATCTTAAATGCGAACGAGCGCCAATGCGACTCTGGGTCTGATGAATCGGGGACCATAGTGGAGGCCCGATAATCGAAGTCCTCCCAGGTCACCCCATCGGCTCCCAGGATTCTCAACCGGCTATCCATGTCGGCGTACTGGAAGACGTTGGAAACCGTCTGCGCACCACACTGCTCCAGGCCAGCTTCGAGGTACCGGCCTTCCAGGCGGAACGGGGAACTCATGGTATCCCGCATCTGCTCGATGGCATCACCGCCGGGTGCCTGCTTCTTACGGGCCAACCCCTGGATGTCCAGGGAACCCGACCGGCGCTTCACGTCGTCCACGAGGTACTTCAGCCACTCCGCCACCTGAGAGGGCAGGGACGGCGCTGTCATTTCCTTGAACTCGTTGATGTTGGCCACCGGGTTAAGTAGGACCTTCTGTCCAGGCTTGCCCGGCTGGAAGGCTTCCCAGACTGCTTCGGGGATGGCGCCACGCTTGGCCACCCAGGTTCCGTTGAGAGCCCGCATGACGCTCTCGTCGATCCCGGCGCCCACGGCGTTGATCGACCGACAGAGTGGGATCAGATCGTGGTATTTCGAGATCCCTCCGGGGCTCCACACGCACGGATTCAACTGGAGCATGGCGAACGGATAGAGGCCATGCCAGAACGGCGAAGGCCCATCGTACATCACGCGATCCCCAGCGAAGACCACCAGCCGCTTGCGCGGGTAGAGCCTCGCGCCCGGCGGAACGATGTAGTGGTAGTTGTGTTCTTCCCGGCCAAGGTCCGGGTGGTGGATCCATACCGGGTGGTCAAACTCGTTGATGGACCAATCGTCGTAGTAGATCTCCATCAGCGGGATCACTGGGAACGGAGAGTAGTTGTTCCCCTGCTGCTGGAGCGAGGCGTTGCGGAGGGACACTCGGCGCTGAAGGCGCGGGCTCAAAGCGTCCCAGGTATACTCCGGAACTCCCGCCGGGCGCTGGTACCGCTCGGTCCCCAACTGCTGGGCGATCTTGACGGACTGGCGCTCCAGGCCGATGCACTTCTCCGGGCCGAAGGAATTCTGGAAATACCCCAGGCTCTTGTACGCCTTGTAGACCACGGCGCCGGATGACTGGAGATCCCCATTGCACTGCACCGGGATTACCTGATCCGGCCCATGAGCGCTGAACATGAACTGGTTCGGCCGTGCCACCATCTTCATGAACCCGGTACCGAAGAGTGCGTGGTCCAACCACGTCACGATCTTCAAGTCCAGGTTCTCGGAACTCCACAGGTGACGGATGTACGAGTGCTGGACCTTGGCCTGCTCCTTGTACGCTTCCACCGAAGAGGTGATGTCAATCGACGGCCGGATGTCGGAGAGGGACGCCAGCGCCTCGCGACGTTGGTCGCTGAGGTAGTTGTCCACAAAAGCGCTGCGATACGCTGGCCTGTTAGCTCCCCACCAATCCCCTTCAAGATAGGAGATCACCCGATCGATTTCCTGAACGGATCTCCATGCTTGCATTTCGGACGAACCCTGGCGGACGAGATCTTCCTTCCAACGCTGCATGCGGGTGTCATATCCCGAGGAGTGGTCCCACGTCCCTGACTTCTCACGCTGTACTGCTGCGCGGGGAGGGAATTGTGCTAACGAAGCCATACAGTCACGCTCTCCTGCGGTCCAAGTTTTGCTTTCTTACTTGATGGACATAGATGATCGTGCATCGCTGTGAACAGGTCTGAGCCGTTTTGTTTTTGTAGATCAACTTCTCCGTCCCGCAGATCCGACATTTGAACTTCCTAGCCCTCACCTTGTTGCCACAGTACAATACCTGCAACTCATCGTCTTTAATCTTCCCATATTTAGAACGCTGCACGTTGCAGGCGGAGCACGACGGGACAAGGTTGGATGCAACGTCGTTCCCTCGGTTGGTGTCTATATGGTCAGCGACGATAGCGTTTGGACCCGGCTCTCCAACTGCCCATCGAATGTCAGCGCCACACCAATGGCAACCGCAAGGGAATGGCCCCACCTTCTCGTAAAGTATGGCGCGGCTTAAAAGTACGCTCCCATCTTTTCTGGCTAGTGGGTGGTTTGGCAGGTATACTTTTCGATACGTGTTTTCTTTCAGGCGAGTGCTCAGCGGCTTACCGGTGAACGCTAGGTGCCCATCCCTGTATTCGTATGATTTGTTCCCCGCCGGTCGGCCGGGCGGTAACCTGTCATAGTGGCGGGTCCGGCATCTTTCTGCGCGGACGGTCTTCCTGTTTAGCAAGTCGAACCCATAGTCTCTCAGGCGATCAATCCATGCCCGTTCCTCATCTCTTGACGCGGCGTCTGGGTTCAGTATTCGGATAGCGGGGCGGCTTCCCCTTTGGACCAACTCTCTTATCCACGCAGTGCTAGGGATCTCCCTGTGAACATCCAGCGAGTGGCGGTTTAGCCTCTCGCGGGCGGTTGCTGTCGTTGACCCAACATAACGAGGAATCAGCGTCTCTGGTTCCAGTAATACGTACACGCACAAAGGCACGCCTACACCTCCGTACCGGGCATGCCACAGGTGTTGAGCGTGGTCTTTCCATCTGGAGCGACTTCGTAGTTATTTGGCATTTCACTGGGCATGACGAGGTTGTTACGCTTCACATAGTCCCGCTGGTCCTGCCAAGTTTCAATGTACGTGGCCTTGGCATCTTTCCCATGCTTTGGCCCGTTCTCGAAAACCCAGTGGCCACCGTCACGCTTGTTGCCGCCCTCTTTGGACCGGTCCAAGTACTTGGCGGAAATCGGCCCAACCCACAGCGGCTTGAGTGCGTAGACCACAATCTCCAGTCGGCTACCGCACTCGCAGTGGAGCACTTCGTCGGCGGTCATGGAGGCCACCGGCTGGTAGGCCGGGCACGCCTCGTTCTTGCAGACCAGTTCGCGGCTAGGCAATGGGGTCACCTCCCAGGAAACACGAGTTGTCCCGGCTGTTCAGTTCCGTGTAGAAGATTGGGCTCCGGGTGAAGATCTGATCCGCACAGGGGGAGAACCCGTACGTGCTGATTTCCGGAGTACGCTTGGCGATCAGCGGCGCCAGCACGGTGGCGAAAAAGGCCCGACGGTTCATGCCCCCCTCCGATCTCTCTTGAACTTACTGAATGCCTTGAAGTCCCAGGTCACCCACCACCCTCTCCATTCCTTGTCGTTCTGGTGGGATGCGTTCTTGATGGGACACTCGGTGTCCAAGTAAACCGGCTGGAGGGGGTGGTTGAATGTGGCTGATACGAGCCACAGATTCCCGTGCAGGAGTACGCGGATTCGCTCTCGCCAAGTGAACCTCCATCGGGTCACGACGTTGCCGGTGTCGTCGCGATACGCCGGGAGGGGCGCGTATTCGGATTGGTGCTCCGCAAGCACAACCTCCGGGAGATCAAATCCAGGAACAACAGGGGACACCGGCTCCATCACTCCACCCGTCCAACATTGGACGCCGTTTCCTCAAACAGGCTACTCGCGTCTTCCTCGGCCGGCGGCGCCAGCTTCTTCTCGATCAGGTCCGCCAGTTCCGTCCCGGTGTTGAACTTCGCACCCAGGATCTCGGCCAGCCGTTCGGCCGCCACCTCGGTCATGAGTACGTGGTGCGGCCGGGGGTGAAGCTCGTACACCCACTCGTTCTCCTGCACCGCGTCCACCACTTCCTGCATGAGCGCATCGACCGTCCGCTCCTGCGTGCGGGCCAGTTCCTCGTACGCCGGGTAGTTGGCCGGATCGATCAGCACGGTCACCCGGTGCTTCCCGTCCACCATTCCCGCCACGTCGCTGATGTAGGGGATCAGTTCCTCGGCGTTGCTCAATTGGACGCCCGTGGAATCCAGGACCAACTTCACATCATCCGGCGGGAACAGGACGCCGCCGGTCGCGATCTGGGTCAGGACGTCCTCGGTCATGTCGCGGATCTTCTGGGAGGGCGATGCGTCCACCCCTTCCGGCATCTCCATCATGTCCGTCAGGATTGGGACGTGCGCCTCTTTAAGTTCGATTTCAAGGTTGTACTTCACTGTGTCGGTTGGCTTCTTTGCCATGGAATTGGAATCTCCTGTGAGCACTGTAACGCAAAGGGTTACTGGAGTCAAGGGATGTGGCGGTAATCACATCTTTCCTGCCTGTATTCGTGATACTCTTCGTTTGTATGGTCACCTTACGTATTGACGTGTACCATCATGCCGCTCATGAGGACGACGATGATAACTCCAGTCTCACCCGGATTCTCATGGCGGTCACCAGATTGGAGAAAAAAATGGCAGCTTTGGACGAAGCATTAACAGCACTCACCCAGAAAGTCACCGACGAGAACACCGTGATCGACGGTGCCATCGTCTTCATCGGCGGAATCCCAGCGCTCATCAAGTCCGCCGTGGATGCGGCTCTGGCGCAAGGGGCCACCCCCACTCAACTCCAGGCCATGACGGATTTGGGAACCAGCATCCAGAACAAGAAAGACGCACTGGCCGCCGCGCTGGTTGCCGGTACCCCCTCCGCTTAACCTTCAAGCCGCATCGGCAAATTAAAACGGCCCGCTTCCCTTCGCAGGGGGCGGGCCGTTTCAGTTGGCGATTCCCTAAAGGCTGTTGGTCCTATCGTATCACGATAGGCGCTTCCAGGTGGTGCCGTCCGCCTGCATGGCGGTCCCGCCGATCGCGGCGATCATAAGCTCTACCCCTGGGGTGGGCTTCAGGACGGGAGCGGCGGGAGGCGGCGGCATCACGAAGGAGAACGGCTGGCCGATCTCCATGGCGAACGCTTGGTTGATTTGCTCGACGGATGCGAAGTCGTTGAAGTACTTCGCCATCAACCCGGCGTTGCGCGGGGTGATGCTTTCGTCGGGTAGCTGGATCATCTGATTCGGCTGGTTTTGCCCCAGCGGTCCACCTACTCCCGTGATCGCGTTGACCTCGACCACCTTGCAACTGCCCGGCGGCAGGCCGGCGCCCAGTTCGATGATCTGGCAAAGCAGTTGAGCCGTTGCCACGGTGGCGAAGTAGTAAGGGCTGTACAGGTACGGCCCGGAGTTGGAACTCCCTCCGGGCGGGGGATCGGTTACCCAAGGGTTGGGGCCGAACAACTGTTGTGCAGTGGGGCTCGTCATAAAGGTTTGGTTCCTTCCAATTCGGAGTATACCACCCTTTACTTGGGTGGGGATGGCAAATGGAAGGCCGGATGGGAGTCGAACCCACATCGTCCAAATTACGGCTACTGGGGTAGAAACCCAGACCGATACCGGCCCATGGAGGGGATGGCGGGATTCGAACCCGCTACCTGTGGAAACCCAGGGCACGGCCGCTATACCAGCCCCGCTTCATTGATTACTACCTACACCTTCTATTTTCAAACATCGATCCGCGCCTTCATGGTACTGCGCGGCCAAAATGGTCGGGGAGGGTGGATTCGAACCACCGCTCCTCTGCTCCCAAGGCAGATGGGTTAAACCGCTTCCCTACTCCCCGAAAACTTAAAGGCCCGGTCGATCCTTTTTGTGGGACCGCCGGGCCGCTTTCATCGTGTTTTGGCTGAAAGAATCAGTCGATGACCGGCGGCCCATCCTGGGTATCCACGTGCTTCGCACGGCCGATATTGGCCGGCTGCATCGTTTCGTTTCTCCCGAATTTGGGTTGCCTTGTCATCTGAGTTAGAGTCTACATCGGATCCGTTTTGGAAGTCAAGACTTATTTTCCGGTCCAATGTTGGACGCGTCGATCACCTCGTTCGGATCAAAGGTGGCCCCGACCCGGCGTACCCGAGAAGAATCGAGAGTAGCCACAAGCAAACCGCCACGATCACCACCACCCGAATGATCCTTGCGATGGCGGCATCCATCGGGATCTGCGCAACCACCCACAGCACGAGGCCCACGATGATCAGGACAATCACTATCTGCACCAAGAATGCTGGGAACATAGTTCCTCCTGGGTGCAGTATGATCCTATTCCGTATGATTGCCTGTGCAGATCTGTACAGTGTGGGAGTGGAGGAGAGGGTGGGATTTGAACCCACGGACCCCGAAGGGCCTGCGGTTTTCGGGACCGCCGCCTTAAACCGGGCTCGGCCACCTCTCCTCATGGAGCACCGCCTCGGAATTGAACCGAGTTCTACCGGGTTGCAGCCGGTGCGCTCTCCGTTTGCTTGCGGTGCTGAACTAAATCCGTGATCAACTTTTCCAAACGCCCATCCATGATCGGTGCCAGCGGGTACTGCTTGTCCAGCCGCTCGTCGGTCACCCGCTGTTCAGGGAAGTGGTATGTCCTGATCCGGCCTTCTCCAAACGCTGCTTGGCGCCGGACATTCTCTTCCGGCTCGCCGACCTTCCCCATTCTCCTGGCGCATTCAAGTTTGTGCCAGTCCTTGAACTGCTTCGTCGCAACCATCCGGAGGAACGCTGTCCGCTTGTTCGTGGTTTGGCTCCGCTCGTCGGCGGAGTACCCGACCGCCCCGCTCGGCGGGTGCGTCATGCGGATCGCCGTGTGGCTTCGGTTGGCGTGTTGGCCGCCCTTGCCACCGGACGTCAGGTCCTCGATCTTGAAATCCTTCGCCGTCAATGAAAACAGAAGCGTCATGAACCCTCCTGAAACTTTGGCACTCTCGGCCCGATTCGAACAGGCGTCATCCGGGTTGGAGCCGGAGGTCCTAGCCACTGAACGACGAGAGCATGGTCCGCCCTGCTGGATTCGAACCAGCAACGCCCGAAGGCCACCGATTTTGAGCCGGCTGCTTTACCGTTTTGCTAAGGGCGGAAAACTTGGTACCGGGGGAGGGACTCCCACCCTCACGTCCTAAGACAGTAGTTCCTAAGACTACCGCGTCTAGTAATTCCGCCACCCCGGCATAAACTTGGTGGACGCGGATGGATTTGAACCACCGTGGCCCCCGAAGAGACAACAGGTTTACAGCCTGTCCGTTTCAACCGCTCACGCACGCGTCCAATTCAGATGTCAAAGAACTTGATGGCGGAAGGTGAGGGATTTGAACCCACGGTGGCCGAGGCCACAACAGATTAGCAATCTGCCGCAATAAGCCGGACTCTGCCAACCTTCCGAATGTAGCTAGAGGGGATACAAACAGGAGCCGGCCGACCAGAGTCGGTGGCTCGATAGGAGGGACGAACTTGAGAACAGGTAACGCATATCAGTTCCGATTTAGATAGTAACTGGAGATGGCTTGGATGTCAAGAGGATTTCTTCTTATCGTCTCGCGCCTGCTCTACCATGGCCTGCGCTCGTCCCTCGACGTTGCCCTGGCTCCTGGCCGCTTCCTTGGTGGCCGCCAGCAATTCATCCATCCGACTGTTGATCTGAAGGTGAACCGCGTCGATCTTCCTGCTGAGGATGATCCCCACGAAAGACAGGACCGCCGCAAAGATGGCCGGGGCTCCCGCCAGAATCACCAACCACACCGTGAACTGCTGCGCTGGAATCATATTCATCGTCCCCAATAATTCTCGCGGCTCTCTCCTGGGTCAGGCCGGCCGTTGCCCCGGAGACCTTCCGGGTGGGTGTGCTGGATCACGCGCGAGTCATATCCCTTGTACGGCGCTATCGACTCGCCTTTCTCCCCAGTCTTAACCCCAAGCAGGGTATCAAGGTCCAACGTGGCCCGTGGGTCCGGAGCCTCCAGCGGGATACCAACCAGGAAGATGCTACCACAGTCTTCCTTCGGGCACCGGTACTCCGTGTCCGGCCGCGCCGCTCCCCACTCACAGCCGCATTTCTTGCAGATCATTTTGTAGCGCGGCGGTTCGACCTCTGATATAGCTAAAGGCGGGTTGATCCTCCCACTGTCGTCGGCGGCCCATTCGTGGGCACAGTACAGTGCGATCAACACAGAAAGGAGTTCGTCATCGTGGCAGCCCTTGGCGTGCTCGGCCTTCTTGTCGTCCTCGTCGTCCTTCTGGAAGGTCTGACTTTCCTCCACGAAGTTCGGCGAGCGCACGATGAACCACCCGGCCTTGATCCACTTCCGTCCCTGTTGCCACAGCTTCGGCTTCGTGTTCGGCTGAGTCATCCAGTGGAACTTGTTGGACATCGGGTCCTTCGAGTCCAGATGCTTCCACCGGAAAAGATTCGGGTACTGATACTGGCCACGGACGGCATCGGCCACCGACTTATAGAAGTTGTACTCGATGCACATGAGGGCTTCGTTGTACATCCGGCCGATCGTGTTGGCGAAGAATGCCAGATCCAGCGGCTCAACGTCGTTCGATCTCCAAATAGCCACTTGCTCATCCGGAGATCCAGCCTTACCCAGTTTGTTCACCGCGATGACGGAGTAGTCCTCACCGATTCCTTCAGCGATATCCACCCCAACCGAATACTCCCGGCCTGGGATCGGAGCTTCCCACTGGATGAAGGTGGACTCGTCCTCGCAGAGTTGCGACGTCCTGTGGTCTGCTGGACAACCATCCACAAAGCATCCAATTTTCAGTTGCTTGCTGCCATCACGGCCGCGATCAAACTTCACCCCGTGGAAGCGCCCCTTGGAGTCGATGAACCCCACCTTGACGTCCGGGCTCGTCAGGGGGTTCCTCACCGTGAGGGCCATCGCGTCCTGGCACGCCTCGTCGAACACGGCATATCCGGAAAGTTGCCACCCGTCTTCCGCCGTACAGGCAGTTTCCTGGTGGTGTAACTTCAATGATTCCTTATCTTTAGCCTCTGCGTTCTTCCGCTTGAGTTCCTTCCATCGGAGTTGTTCGTCGGAAAGACACGCCGGATTCAGAGTTCCTTTATCGCAGGCCGGGCAGATCATTCCGATCCGACTCTCTCCGCCGAACTTAGCCACGTGATACTGAGCGCACGCATCACACTTAACCCACTCGCTCATGACGCGCTCTCGCAACATCCGTTCTGGCTTGTCAACGTGCCACCCTTGCGGCGGCGCCACGACACGGCTACGCTCCAGAAAGAACGGCAGGAACAACGGATACCACTCAGCATCCTCTCCCATCTTGATATTGGCTTTCCACAGCATGTGTGAGTAGCTTCCGGAGCCTCGTCCGGTGGACTCCAAGAACCCAAACGAGTTGGGATCGTTATCGTGGATGGAGTGGAGCAAATCGCCTTCGATGATCTCCTTGGCCTTCGCCTGTTGGAAGTCTGAATACTCCGAGACGTGTGCGGCCGACAGCCGCTTACCTTGCCCGACGCCGGACAACTGGTTGGCGTGCTGCACGTAGATGTGCGAGTTCATGCCTGGGTTCCGCTGGCGTTGTTCACGGTCCTTGCGGTCGAAGTGAAGTCCACCTTTCACCTCCAGAGTGGCTGCTTCCGGCTTCAGCCACCACGGCATTTTATCGTAAAAATGCAACATCAGACCGTACAGGTAGGAGCTTTGTTCTTCATCCACCGAGACCACGATGGCCTCGGTGTTTCGAAAGAACATCGTCCGCCAAGCTATCATGGCCTCGATGAGGAGCGAGCAACCCAATTGGCGCCCTTTCAAGATCATGATCTTCTGGGCGCGTGACTTCTTTTTCAACTCCATCCATTTCTGGAGCACGAGCCACTGGGACTCCCACAGGGTGAACAGTTGGTCGTGGCCTTGGTCATTCGTGATCCAGAAGAATTGGCGGGCCGCGTAGATGAAGTCTCGGCGGCAGAACCGGGCTTGTTCCAGGACAGAGTTGCGCTCGTCTTTATTGAGGGTTTGGAACCTCTCATCCGGTCCCATCCGGTCCCACTCACCCTCTCGGATGTACTTGTCCGCATGTGCGTCCAGGTGGTCCACGAGAAGCTGAACCCCCCGATCTCTCCCCTTGGGAATGACGAGGTTGCCGATCGATACGGTGGCGGCTGACGGAGGTAGTTTCTTGGCCTGGGGGATGATTATGGCCGGCGGAATGATGATCTGCGGAGGCGGTGGCTGAATCAGGCAAGCGGCCGGATCGAATAGGCTACCCATGAGCTACTCTTCTACGAGTACCGCATCTGGCGTGGGTTCGAACGAGATCACATCGAAGCTGGCTGGGATCGCCTTGCGCTGCTTCTCCTCTTCTTCGAGGATTCGCTGGATATCCTCGAACGACCTTGGCCCATCCGAAGCCCGGTGCGCGTGGCTTTCGGCCGTGTTGTTGTTCTGCTGGTTGACGTTAACCACCAAGCCTCTGTCCTTCGCGCCGGTCAATCCGAAGATTTCTGCGATGAGCTTGTTAGCTTGCATGTCGTTTAGGTGTGTACTCCGACGAAGGCTATTGATCATATCAGGGATGAGGATTGGCGCCACGGCCGCGAGGATGGCCTTCTGGTACGTGCCTTTACCAAGACTCTTGGCAGTGACGCTGCGGGTTGCGATCTTGTCGGGTAGCTTGATGTCCTTGATAGGTTTGCGGCCGTCCAATGTTGGACTGGCCGGCTTCTTTTTGTGCGAGGTGGCCATCGTCCGCCATCATACCACGGGTGTAGAATAACACCATGAGACCTTTTGAAGATCGTAAGAAACATGATGAGGAACCGCAACCTCCGCATCCCCACCATCCACACAAGCACGAACCGCATCCGGACGCTCCACCAGAACCGCCGGCCGTGGAATCGGATCCCCCGCCTCCACCGGATACTGGTGGGTAGGTTTTAGTACTATTGGTACATGGAGACCATAGGACATGCTCAGTATCAACGGCAACGAGCCGACGCCTAGTGGAAACTGGGCATGGATAAGCGCGGTAATCGCTGGTGTCTTTTCAATTCTTACGGCGGTTGTGCATCGCTTGACGAGACGGCCGCCGCACATCCCCACCCAAAATGCCGCCGAGATCTTCGAGCGACTATCCTACATCGAATCCAAGCAGGCCAACACAGACGATGGGCACAACCGAACCTGGGTATCTATCGAAGACATCCGCCGGGACATCAGCGAGATCCGGCGGGAAATGGTTTCTCGCGAGGAGTTGGAGCGTTCCTTGTTCGACCTGAAGAGAGATCTGAAGAAAGAACTTTCCCGGATTCTGGACAGCACAACGTAATCCACGCCACGCAGCACATGATCATAATTGCCATGAACGCCTTCTGACAGGTGGGGCCGTCGTACCCTATCCTGGCCAATGGGGCTATCAGCGAGTGGGACAAAATCAGTATAGAGAACACCCACGAGTGGCGGACTAAGCTTCGTGGTTCAGGCTTACGGTCCCTTGACGGAGTGGCAAAGAACGTCACCACCACCCCACACACGATGGCCACCCCCAGCCACACAAACTCCCTCGCGTAGACAAACCATCCAAACCACGTGTCGTACTCGCCCATGCTCCACGAGAACCCGACCAATCCCACCGCTACCACAGGAGCCCATATTCGCAAACAGAACCGCTCGAAGCTGTGCCCGAAGCTGGTGCGCTTGACCAGGATCTCCACCGCTGCGGAGACCGCGCCGGCCACCACCAGTAGCTCCATGGGAGCCCAGATGGTATGCCACCACCACACATCCGACGCCGGGTGAGGGAAACCGAAGGACGCTATGACCGACTGTAGGCATGATGCCGTGAGGAACGCCATGAACGCCGGGGCTCCCCTCCACCAGCGCTTTTTCCACAAAATCCCCAGGGCGGCCATTTGTGATCCGACGAACATCAGGTGCAACAAACGCTCCAGCAGGTTCATAGTATTTACTTTACCCTGAGTTGCGCCTCTCTGGGGACGAGCGCACTGTTGCTCTGCCGGGATGATGCCAAGACCCGCTGTAAGATTTCGTCGCGGCTGCGATCAGCATGCTCGGTATGAGTTGTGGCGAAGGCCCTCTGCCCAGGCTGTAGGTCGATGGCTGCCGCCTCACCAACCCCCAGTTTAGGGTCGATTTTACCGCCAGCGGCGGCGCCGGCCGCGATCCTTGCCCGGATCATGTTCATGTCGGGCTCTGCCCCCACTGCTACCGGGTCCTGCATCCCACCACTGCGGTCGCGGTAGATCCCCACCAACTGGGCCACGATGCTCTTGAGACCCGCCTCCACGTCGATGACCTCATCGTATAGGCTGAACGGGTGCTGGGCCACCAACGTGATCTCTCCGCCCTCGCCAACACGAGGGTCCTTGTACGTCAGAGATACACCGCCCAACCCCTGCTTGTTGATCACGTTCCGTTTGGCCGTGATCCGGAACGGGCTACCGTCCGCCCGCTCGATATCAAACGGGATCTCTTCGGGAGTGGTCTCCAGGATCTTGTCGATTAGCTCGGCTTCGTCCCAGTATTGCTTCTGCGGAGCATTGGACCCTGGACGTTTTATGGCCCTCTTCATCGACGCCTTTATTGTCCCCGGTCGAACCGAGACATCGGCGGGTTTCGTCTGGTTGAACTCCGGATCTGTTGGCATCACGATGAGGCTCTTGGCCGCTTGGCCCACGGGAGTCATCGCCTTGCTCGGTGGTGGCGGGGTCAGGAAGTGCGGACGCCCGTCCTCCACCTCGGCGGCCGGCGCATTGGACCGGTGATCCCACACCGGCTCGGGAGATTGTGTCCGAAGCGCTTCCGGCACGGACGCGATGCCCGATTCCTCGAAGTGCATATCGTGAACAAGTTCGACCGCATCCACGATGCGCTCGGTTAGGTCGATCGGGTCAATGGCCACGCCGCGCGCCACGGTGTTCGAGATTGCCTTGTGGATGTACTTGGCCATCCGGTCTTTCAAGTCCTGCGTCATACATCCCCCTTCATTCCCTTGCCGGTGTTCGGTTGGTAGACTTCGGCCCCACGAACCCGCTCCACGGCCGCCTCGCGCGTGAGTCCGTATCGCCGCTGAAGCGCGAGGATCTTCTCCTCCTGTGCGGAAGTCTCATCATCCATCGTCTGGATCGAACCGCCATTGAAAAGGACCTGCTGGAATTCCTTCTGCTGCTTGGCGAACTTGCCGAAGTCCAACACCACGGCGTCAAGCGCCAGGATCTTCTGCGCGTCCTGCTTCTTGATGAATAACTGGAGGTCGTCCAACTTGGAGATGACGCCTTGGAGATCGGCATGGAGGAGGAGTTCGGAATCAATCGCCTTCACGGCCAGTGCCGTAGCGATCTCTTCCAGGCGGCCGTCGATGCCCTTCCATTGTTCGAGTGCTTCATCAAACTGCTTCCGGCTTGCCAACTCGTGGCGTATCTCTGCCATCTTATCCAACATTGGACCAGTGGCCGTGGTAGACTCCATCATCGCAATGGCGAACACATGGAACTCACCCTGCAATGCGGCAGTGCGATCCACTTGATCCGTCAGCGCGTTACTGATATTCAGCAACATGCCGGACTGCATTCCCATCTCTGGATTCGGCCGGCGCAATCCTTCGTTCACCGATGCCAGCGCCACCAGGATCTCACTGAGCCGCTGAACCGTCAGGTCTGCTTTACTGTGATGGTTCGGTAAATGGTGCAGCACCCACCGGAAACCCAGGATGATACCCGCAAAGCTGGCGAGCATCCCCAGAATTACAAACACGTCTTTGATATTCATGAAGTCCTTTTCAAGAAAGATCCGCCGCCTGGACTAGCCAAGCGGCGGGTGCAAAGGAGCACGTAGAAGCTACCGACGTCTCCAATTATGGCACCCCTGTTACTGAATGTCCTTGCCATTGATGTTCCGGAAGCACCCTCGGTCCATCAGAAACTTCACGCCAACATCCGTGTACTGGTTAACGCGGGCCTTCGAAATCAGCGGCCCACTGCGCACTACCCGGTCCTTTTCCAACATGCCGTCCTGTTCCAGGGAACGGCTTATCTCCTGCCACGGCTTACCCTGGAGGAACAAGAGCGCTGCGCGTACGGCCACCTTCAGCCGGTCCTGCCGCCATGCCGGCCATTCAGGCGGAGGCGCCGGGGCCTTGCCACGGTAGATCTTGGGGTCCACCGCCGTCATCTCGCCTCTGGTGATCGCACTACGCAGCGCTCGTGGAGTCATTGTTTGTTACCTTCGTGTTCTTCAGCGGCGGCCAGCCACGCGGGGACTGGAGCGCCGTTGTAGATCATCTCCAGGAACTCCAGCGCCATCGTGGCGGCATTGGACTCCACGTCCTCGATCCGTTGCCAGTTCGGGGTGGTAGGGTCCGCCGCATCGCTGAACCGCTGCATGGCGTGGATCAGTTTGTTGGGGCCGCCGTGGCGAAGCTCATACATGAGCCCTGCTGTTTTGATTTGCTCGAAGATGAGCGTACACTTGTCAAACAAGAGGCTCCTCCAGGTTGGCTTGGACGAATGCCGACACCACAGCCTTGAAAAGGTAGCCCTTGAGCCGTTGCTCCACAGGGAGTTGTTCGTACGGCACAAGGCACGGGTGCGTCTTCAGGGCAGCGTTCTTCTCTGCCCCCCACACCCAACCATCCTTCACCTTGTCGGCGCACCAAGCATCGTGCTGCGTTGAAGCCGGCGCTCCTGGAGTGGAGATCGCAAACACTACCCCTTCAATGGCGGAGTACTTCTGCCACTGTTCAGCCTCGTCCCATGGCTTCTGAGTTTGGTCACCGATCGTTTGGCAGAACGCTCGGTTTGTCTCGTGGCACACGCGTGCGATTTGTTCGATTTCCATGTTACGCCTCCTGGACGGCCAGCTTGCCGTCGCCCTCGTAGCGGAAGGTCACCTTCGACAGGGAGACCTCCTTCACCACAACTTCCGTCTCTACCTGCGCCCGATTGTTCTTTCCCACGACCTTCAGCGTCACCGTCTGCCCCGGCCGACCCATGAAGTAGTAGGCATATTCAGCCGTGTTGAACAGTTCCACCACCTCGGCCTCATCCACCTGATCGAGATCGATCCAACTTTGGATCTGCTTGAGGATCGCCGCCTTGGTTGGCTTCACGTCCTTGGGAGTACGCTCCCGTGCTGTTGCCTCACGCGGCGCCGGACTCTCATCGTCCTGTTTCCCGCTGGCCGGGCTGGCTGCCGTTCCTACGTTCTTCTTGTCCGCCCGCTTCTTGGATTTCTCCGTCTTCACTTCCGGGGTCTCGCCGCGCCGGGCATCGGCGATCAAGCTCTGGGAGCACCCGACCAGACGGGCAAGGTCCTTGTCCTTCATCTCTCCCAGGTCGGCATCGAGTACCGCCATCTCGGCCGCGTGCCGCTTCTCGGCGTTCGTCATGGGAGCACCGTGGTGGCCGTTCTCCCCCAGGGCGAACCGGAGAGCCCGAGACTTTGTGCCCTGTCGGTAGACGGTCGGGATGGTCTCGGCCTTTTCCGCCAAGGCCGCGTCGATCCGGTGGAACCCGTCTGCGATCCAGCGTGGTCCATCGTCGGTTTCGTAGAAGACGGTGATGGGATCCATCGTCCCTACCTTGCCGTCCTCTCCGTTGTCCTTCATGATCTTGCGGTAGCGATCGACCTTCGCCGGATCGATCCCTCCGCGAACCTGGAGGGAGTGGTCGTACGTCAGGACCAACTCCAACGGTGCGCATTTTTTCTTGTCGGTTGCTATTGTCGGTGTCACTTCGGTGTGCTCTCCATGGCATCCAGAGTAAACCCCCTCCACTATAAAGTCAAGACCTTTCCTTTTGGGCAAACAAAAACCCCGGCGCGAGTGGTCTCGAAACCGGGGTCATGGCGCCGAGAAACTGGGGGTTAGCACTTCGGCAAAGGGAGATACGGTTTCAACACCGGGCGATACCCCAACTCCACGAGCCGATCATTCGGAAGCCACCAATCGCCATCCTCAACCCATCCCATTCCGCGCAGCACGTCGTACGGCGTGAGTGGGTTGCCTGGACCGGCGTTGCTGATTCCCGTCTGTTGGGAGATCATGCCTTCACCGGAGCAGTAGGAACGGGCGGTGGCGGAGCGGGAGGTGGGTCGGCCTTAGTGATCACAGAAGTTTGCGAGGACTGGCCGGGTTTGGGATCTCCCGCCTGCTGTGGCATGGACCTACCAAACTTGTAACTGATGACGGAAGTGAAGGCGATGGCGATCACTTCCGTAACGCGATCCGCTGCCTTTGAGTATGCTGGGACGACGAAGAATGAGAGCGCCGCCAGGAACAGTAGTGCTGCCCCAAGCTCGACGACTAGCCAGCTATCACCGCTCATCTTTTCATTCATCTCGGCCTCTATACGATAGGGTGCGATGCTTGGTCCGCGTCGATCTTAGAGATCAACGCATCGGCGGCCGTGTCGTTGGTCCCCGTCATGGCAGACAGGACAGCGATCAACTCGGCATCGCTCATTTGCGGATACTGCTTTCTGAACTCCATCACCGCCTTGAACAAATTGGCGACCGCTGGAATCCCGGTAGCAGCGAGTCCGAGGAGCGCATTCAAGCTTTCCTGCGTCATAACGTAGGCCCTCCCACCGCACCGCTGATCTGATTCACGATCAGCACCACCGAAGCGATCAGCACCCGCGCGGCTGGTGAGACATGAGCCTGGACTTCTCCCAGCCCCAAGGAAGCCATAGTTTGCAGGATTTGAACCCGTTGCACCGCCCAGGTGTCACCAGAGCGTAGCTCCTTGTCCACCTTCTTCATAGCGACCGCACCGGACCGGCAAACGTTCTCAATAGTCCGGACGTCGGCTGCATCCACCTTTCCCGCATCACGAGCCGCGATTGAGGTGGTAACCGCTCCATCGCACGCGGCGATGAACGCGCCGGCCGCATTGGCTACAGTGATCTGCGGCGGAGTCGGAGGGGGAGGAGTTGATGTATTCGGAGCTTTGCCGGCGCAGGACACGAGGCAGAGGAACAATAGGGCCACGGCAGCTAAGCTAAGTTTTCTGTTTCGGAAATTCCGCATTCGTTTTTCTCCAATTGGTACTGCTAACGTTAGCACCCTTATGATGGACTTTACTCGGGGTAAAGTCAAGGGGTTACTCTTCTGAGTCTTGGGCGGCCAGGGTCGCCTGGAACTGCCCTGCATCCCACTCGTCATGGCTCCGCCCTGGTGGGTATGGGTTGGAATCGTTACCCTTCAACTCGCTGCCGGGCCATTCGGCCTCCATGTATGCCACCCATCCCTGTATGCGCGGGGTGAGTTTCTGGTACTCGGCCAAGGTAACTAGCCCCTTCTTCTCGGAAGGTTGTATCATGCTACCTCCGCCAGTCGATCGAACTCCGCCATCAACGCTTCCCTGGTGGATTCCGGGAAGTCCTTGTTGAGCATCCAGTGGCCGAACCCCGGCTCGTCGCTCACCTTCTTATCCCGCTGCGGGCCAAACGCATAGCGGGCGTCTCCATCCTTGTCGCGGTAGAGTTTCCCAGCGACGTCGATGTACGGGTTATCCTGGATCCGCGAGAAGTCGGCGATGGAGCCAAGCTCCATCGCCGCCAACTCCGGGTACATCCCGATCTGCCCCAGGAACACATCCAGTGTCGCGGCAGCATCGGCTAGAGCCCCGTGGGCGCCATCGTGCTCCCGGCCGCAATACTTCCGCACCGCGTCCTCCAGCTTCTTGGGTTCCTTCTTACTGAAGATCCCGAAGCAGTCGATAACCCGAACCCCGGTGAGATCGAGCTTGTGTCCGGCTCGGCGCAGTTCCTCGTCCAACATTGGAAGGTCCATGCGCCATGGGTTGTATCCGGCCAGATCCTTACCTGCTATCGATCTGGCCACCTTACCGGCGTAGTCGGCGAACAGTGGGCAGTCCTTGACGTCCTCGTCGGTGATTCCGTGGACCTCCGTTGAGGCCGGCGGAATCGGCATCTCCGGGTTGAACCGCTTGCTCCACGGCACCCTCTGTCCATCCGGGAGGTAGGCCACCATGCCTAGCTCGACGATCCGGTCATGCACCGGGTCAACCCCGGTGCTTTCGATATCCAGGAATACTATAGGCCGTTCGATCTTCACTTGTTCCCCTTTACTCTTCGGCGCCGCTCGGCCTCCAGATCCCGCAGCGCCCGCAGCCTGACCCGGCCTTGAGCTTCCCCACCATCCCAGCACCCAGACCGCTCCATGGACTCCAGTTCCGCCAACTCCTCCAGAGTCCGTATCCTCCGGCTGTAAGATCCTACCTGTTCCCACCGGCCGGAGAGGTGGGCCACCACCGCAATCAAGAGTGGAACCACAATGTGGACTACTATCAGCACCGGTCTCGTCGTTGGAATCCAGTCGCTCATTTTTCTTCTCCCCTTATCACCGCCGCTAAGGCGACGATCTTCTGTTTGGCAGTGGCGTGGAGTAACAGCCAGCGCTCTGTAGTCACCTTCGGCCATCCGGTAGATCGACTCCCGGCTCAACTGGGACGGGCTGCACCCCTCCAACCTGCCGGCCGCCTGAATCCGGCGTTCTTCAATCTCCAACCGGGTCATAGTATCCACCAACCCTTCACCAGTAAGACTACCGCCTGCGCCACGTTCAGGCTGATCGACGCGAGCAAGAACCACCACAACCGGCGGTCCCGCTGCTTCACATGTCGCACCTGATCCCATGCCATCCACAACTCGTCCTGCTTCCGTCGCATCGTCGAACGACTCACCACTCCTGCCATATTGTATCCTCCGGCCATCACGCCACCCCCATCACGTCTCTCGCCCGCAATAAACAACTCTCCGCCGTAGGAGCATGGAACGACTGCTCCAGCGCCTTATCGAAGTCCGTCCGTAGCGGAAACGGTTTACACTCCACCGGCCGATACCCTAATGTCCGCAAGTCGCTCTCCCCCATCACCGTGTACGGCCGCGTTGTCCAGCTTGGCCGGCGGATCGCAAACGTCACGCTCGTCCGTTTGTGGTGGCTAACATCCCTCACGATCCGCAGAAGGCCAGCCCCCGACTCTAGCACGTCACCCTTCTTGATGTTCTTGATCCAGTCTGATCCCATTACGCCTCCTCCCGGCCAACCGCTCCTGCCTCCGTATCCCCGCCGCCAATGCCACACGAGACACCCACTGCAACCGACACCCCTCCCGCAACGCTACCTCTTTATAAGGTTGTCCCGCCCGAATCCCATCCAGTATCCGGTTCCGCCGGTTCAACTGCTCTAACCCCTTGGTAGTCACACCACCTCCCGATCCTTCTTGCGCTGCAATCGGTCGATCTCGGCCGCAATCAAGGCTCCGGCCTTCACAAGGTTACGGATCGGATCGGGCGACGGCTTCCACCAGCGAAGATCCCACGGCCACGACAATGGACGCGGGTAGTCCGAGTGCTGTATCTGGCACACCGCGTTTCCCGCATAACTCACCGCCGCCTGCGTCAGGTCTCCGAAGCGGTGCTCGTCGTCGTGCTCGGCCGTCCACCCCTCCACAGAAACCTGCCTCTCCCTTTCTGCCGATATCCTCTCGATGCCCGTCATGCTATACCACCTCCTGTATCTCGAACCGCCACGCCCGCTCCTTCTCCATCGAGAGGGCCATCTGGACCAGCCACCTCAGATTTGTCACCGTCTCCGGCAAGCCATCCACCGGCCACAATCCCACCGGCTCATCCGTACACGTCTCCAGATTCAAGATCGCGTCCGAGAAGCAGAGGAAGTAGTGGACCTGGAACGTAACCTCTCCCGGCGTCTTCTCCGACCCGGAGATCGTCGCGAACTGGCGCCACCGCACCAACCACTCCCGCGACGGCAGACTAACGCCAGCTTCTTCCAGGAACTCCCGACGCATCGCTTCCTCTACCCTCTCTCCTAGTTCCACCTTCCCACCAACCCCGTTCCACTTCCCAGCCTGCCACTCCGGCCGGTTCTTATGGACCAGCGCCACAGACTCCCGATCCTCGCTGAACAGCAGCCCTACCACGTATTCGATCGTCCCACTCGGCGCTGTCGCCTGCCTGTGCTCCTGCAAATACTCCGCCACGTACTCGTCGTTCAGCCTGTCCGCCTCACCCCACCCCGCTGGTTTCGTTTCACTCACACCGACCTCCCAACCCCTTGCACCACCGCACTAAACTCCGGCAACACCCGCCCGTCCTCCGTGTCCATCCGCGCCCACAAGTGCAGACAGTTCGGATGAATGTTCACATACTTCGACGTCGGCGGAAGCACCGCGTAAGCGTACCGATCCCCAATGAACGCGGCCTTCACCTTACATGTGTCCGCGTGGTTCGGTACCCAGTCCTTCCGCGAGTAGCTCACATGCAACCACGGGTTGCCGTCTTCCTTGAACTCGCAGTCCACCAACACCCGAATCCCGCCACCGTCTTCCCGTAACGCAAACCCGTCACCCCAGCGCTGCAAAACTGTCCAACCCTTCGGTGCGTGAAAGTGCCACTCGAACCGCTCCATCAATCACCGCCCATCAACATCGCCCGCACCGCCTGCCACTCGTGATTCCGGAATGCAGACCCGGCGTATATCCTCAGTTCACCTCGATGGTTGTGACCATTTTCCTCGATGTATCGTTGCGCCCCTGCCTCCGTGAAGAACGGCTGCACATACTCCCAGTACTCGTGATACCCCACCCGACGCAGTTGGTCGCATCGGCCCTCGCTCAAAACCCAACCACCTCTCCCGTCCTCTTCAACCACCGGCTCATCGCCGTGGTCTCCGTACCAAGCCTCCGCCAGCACCGCCAACTCCGCCGAAACCTCCCCCTCGTCCGGCCACATCCACGCAATCTTCGGATCGTAGTCAGTGTCGATCCCGTATACCCGCTTCCGCTCCTGAACCTCGAATATCGGATGCGCCGTGATCCGGTTGTTCTGCGTCCGCAACCGCTCCCCCATCGCGTCAAGGCTGAACATGTCGCTCGCCATCACTCTCCTCCACCTTTCCTTACCCCCGGCTCCGGCGCCGCGTCAATCGCCTCGCGCAGCGAATGGTACAGCCATTCTTTCCCCTTCCTCGGCCGCGCGATAATCCTCCCACTCGCCGTCACCCCATACCAGTGCCGGTGCATCACCACCGCCTCTATCCGCTCCAACTTGTCCAGCCTCTCTGTGTCCGTCACCATACCTCCGGATCCTCCTCCACCACCTGCCCATCCCCCACCCGCTCCACCCTCGTCTTCACCACCATACGCTTCAGCCGCCCTGCCCGCCTAGGCTTCACTTCCGCCGACGCGGCATCAGAAACCCCAACAACGTCCACCACACCAACAACCCCAACACTACCCAGACTCCCGTCATCTTGAACGTCCTCCACTTCTCTTGTAGACACTTCACCAGCCCCACGCTCCCCCACCGGACCTGCCCCAGCC